ATACCAGGCTAAAGTCTGGTGAACCACTTCACAGGGAGGATCATTTCTCCGTCACTGCTACACCCTAAGGTATGTGGTCTTAGCTTATTACGATGCCAAGGTATCAGCCCTGGTCTTGCCCCCTGAACTTCTAAGTAGAAGTTGTCACTACTCCGTCCAGGATTAACAAAGTCAGTGAATTATCACTGTCGACTCGTCAAAACTCTCATCGAGTTGTTGATGTAACGAATTCAGAAGATCTAATGTCTTTCTGAATAGGTAACTACTTTCCCCGGGACGTTTTGTAATCCCGCGGGTCATGAAACCATTAGAAATGATACCAATATCTTTCTTGATATCTCGTAAAGGTTGCATGGAAGGGAAATTCTCTTCAAGCATCTTCCTATCTACGTTTGGGTTGGCAGCAGCCATATTCAAAGTTCTTTGAAAGGATGCTATATCATATATCATCCATAGGATCTCTTCTTTCTGATCTCCCATGAAAGACGCCAAACACATAGTCAGAAATTGATCATCAAAATCATTCTGATTGTAAATATCATGCAATGTCTGAATTATTTCAGCATTCTTGTACATTAAGAGCATAACCTTATGGTTAGGATCAATCTTATCTAATCTCAACTGCTGCTGAGCAGTGAAGATAGTAGACATAGCCTTGTCATACTGATCGTACGACAAATTACTACGATGATTATCCTGTAATATTGTAAAGGATAAGCCTGCGTTTAAAAGTGAAATAGCTAATGCATATCTCACGCGATTAATATACTGTTCAGGTCGTTCCTGACGGTCGTAAAACCTATCTAGGAATGGTAATTCACCACACCTAATTAAGTTACGATAAGCGTCAACCTTATCTTCAGGTAGATAGCTTAATTGAAGATCTAACAGCTTGTTAGCAAGACTGTCATCTCTATCCGCACGCCATATACTGACGGCGAGCATATCATCGAAGCTAAGTGCGTAACGCATAGCTAGTCTAAATGGAACTGGCGAGAATAATCGTCCATTTCGGTAAGTAACCTTAGCAAAATCAAGTTTTGCTTCATTACTCCACTGATGAGCAGATTCTGACTTGTCATAATTGATTTTAAATCCGGCATAAGCACGGCATTTATCAAAATGAGCAATCTCCAGCTCGGAGCGTTGTATTCCCTCCATATCGAACAGGGGTTCTTCTGGATCGTAGAAATGACTTTCGGGTAATACAGTATTGTATACCGCATCATCTCCAAGGACAGTGTAAAAGTCTGAAGCTTTTATATTCTCCATACCCATCTCTTTCATGTCCATAAGGAAAATGAAATGATGACACAAAGCGAATATTACGAAACTCGCTAATAGTCCCTGAGGCTGCCCAGTCTGTTGACTGTACAGTTCCTTACTACCATCAGCATGGACAAATTCCTTGTCTAGCTGGCTGACATAGTCCCAGAAGTTAGCTACTTCTGAGGAGTTAAATACGAATTCAAGGACACGATGAGTGAATCTTTGATCTACTGTATCAGTTGCATTGGAAAAATCCGTGCAATATATACCGATCTTTTCAGTATTTGGAAACTGAAAATACCAATCACGTGTGAGCTTTTGGAGAAAAGCTCTACCCTTATCCTGATTCTTAGTGCTATCACTAGGGATCTTTGCAATCATGGACATCAATCTACGATGGATCCAGTTACATCGATCTTGCAGAGGATTATCTGCAACGTGAATAATACGGGGTTTAAACTTTCCTGGATTGTTTATACCAATTGTCTTGATACAGACTCGAGGCGAAGTTTCTCCTTC